ATTTCGCTGTCACTGTGTTCGCAGACTAAGAAGGAGAATAACGTGGCAAAGTTTGTCGCTACTGATTACAACATCACAATCAACGGGACTAATTTCAGCACAAGCATTGCTGCAGTTACTTTCGACATTAGCGCTGCCGAGCAGGAGGTTACCGCGTTCGGCGATAGCTTTGTGCAGCGTATTGCAGGGTTGAAAGATGCAAGCATTTCGCTTGACTGGCATCAAGATTTCGGGGCCGCAAGCGTGGACAGTACCCTGTTCCCACTTTTGGGCACGAACGCTACCGTGACGGTTTCCCCTCGTGGTTCCGTCGTATCAGCGACTAACCCTTCCTATTCTGGTGTGTTCCTTTGCACCGAATATAGCCCGCTGGCGAGCTCGATCGGCGATCTTGCTACCCTGTCCATTTCGTGGCCGTTGGCTTCGGGAGTTGTTACTAGAGGAACGGCATAACCTATGAATTTCAACCTACAGATTCTTTTCGTTGACGGCACAACTCATGACGTGACCGGGAAGGCTGCAGATATTGTGGCTTTCGAGGAACGCTTCGATTTGAGCATGGCTTCTTTACAGTCGAACGTGCGCATGACACACCTGTTTTTTCTTGCATGGCATGTTGAGAAACGCACTAATGTGACGGCGCTCGAGTTTGATAAGTGGCTTGACTTGGTGGATATGGTTTCGGCGGCTGACCCAAAAGAATAGTTGGGCTTGGTGATGAGTCGATGCATTGGCTTATCGCTTCTATTTCTTGTGAGACTGGGGTGAGCCCTACGGAGTTGATGGGTTTGGATTCGCGCATGTTGTGGACGATGAACCGTTATCTTGTGTCGAAGTCGCAGGCTAGTCAGCGGAAACCGGGTAAGCGGTAGAATTGTTCTGATTGGAGTTTCGCGGATGAGTAAAGATTTTGTCAACATTGATATGAAGCTGACACCGCAGAAACTTGCTGAGGTGCGCGCAATCCTGAACAGGGTTGAGCCTGCTCTAAAGTCACAGTTGGCTAAGGATTTGCGTAGCAACTTGAATCCTGTGGTTTCGAACATTGTTGGCGATTTTCCTAAGCAGGCACCGTTGTCGGGGATGGCTCCACGGTGGGGGACTGTCTCGGGCAAGGTTGTCACTAATTCTATGTCTAAGCCGGGGAAAGCGTTGGCGCTTATCAACGTGAAGGGCGAGGCGTCGTTTGCACGTTTGTTGTCTATTACGGAGCGCGCAGGTTCCCGTAGTAAAGGCTTTACCCCGTCAGGCCGGGCAATGATTGAGAATCTGCAACGCCGCCACCCTTTGGACGGTAAGGGCGGAAGGTTTGTGTTCAAGTCTTTTAGAACCCAAATGCCGCGAATTGTTGTGATAGCTGTCGGTTCCATCGATAAGTTTATTGCGAAACTGAATAGGGGGAGCTAATGGTTAAGCCTATTGTTTTACCTATCAGTTACCGGTCTGACCCTAAAGGTTTGCGGCAGGCCGAAAAGGATTTGAAGGGTTTTGCTTCCGGTATCGGTAAGGCGATTGCTGGGGCGACTGCGGTTGTGGCTGGTATCGGTATTGCGTCGGTGAAGGCGTTTGCCGATTTTGATTCTGCAATGAACAAGTCGATTGCGATCATGGGTGATGTGTCGGATGTGTTGCGTAATGACATGTCTGATGCTGCCCGTGAGGTTGCTAAGACGACTACGTTTAGTGCTGAGCAGGCTGCGGAAGCGTACTTCTTTTTGGCGTCTGCCGGTTTGGATGCTGAGGCTTCGATTGCCGCTTTGCCTGCCATGGCAAACTTTGCGCAGGCGGGCATGTTTGATATGGCTACGGCGACTGACCTTCTTACTGACGCACAGTCTGCGTTGGGTTTGTCGTCTGATGATGCCGCTGAGAACCTTGCCAACATGGCCGGACTGTCTGACATTCTTGTTAAGGCGAACACTTTAGCGAACGCCTCTGTTGAACAGTTCTCCGAGGCTCTCACGAACAAGGCTGCCGCGTCGATGCGCAACCTGGGGATTGCGACCGAGGAAGGTGTCGCGGTTTTGGCTGTGTTTGCAGACCAGGGCATCAAGGGGTCGGAGGCTGGAACAACTTTCAACGCAACCCTTCGCGGTATGACTCAAGGTGCGGAAAGAAACTCTGCCGCGTTCAAGGAAATGGGTATTGAGGTTTTCGATGCTGAAGGAAACTTCAACAGCATGGCCGACATCATCGGCGATATGGAAACCGCGTTTAATGGTTTGTCTACGGAGGAGCAGCGGGCAAAACTTTCACAGCTGGGCTATACGGAGGAAACCCTTAACGGTACGTTGGCGTTGCTAGGCAACTCTGAAGCGATCCGTGAGTATGAGAAGGCATTGCTAGATGCGGGCGGGACTGCTGAAGACGTTGCCGGTAAGCAGTTGCAAACGTTTAGCGCACAGTTAGGGATTCTTGGCAGTTTTGTGAACGATGTGGGTATTGCTATTGGCACCGAATTGGGGCCAACGATGGAGACTCTTGTTGAGGATTTGAAGCCTGTCATCGAGCAGGTTGGTGATGCGCTTATCCCTGCGTTCAAAGCTTTGACTCCAACGATTACCCAGCTGGTTTCTGCCCTCCCGGGTTTGATTACGCAACTGATTCCTATTCTGCCGGTGATGGTTCAGATTGCCGCTACGGTGCTTCAGTTGGCTATCGAGTTGCTGCCAGTGTTTATGATGATCATCAATGCGTTGCTTCCCGTGTTGGCTGGCTTTACAGCTTTCCTTACGGAGAACGCTGTGGTGGTTGCTAATGTGGCGATTGCTATTGGTGCCCTCGTTTTGGGTGTCAAACTGTTCAACACGGTTTTGGGTGTGTCTAAACTTGCAACGCTCGGATTCGCTGCGGCTAAGGGTGTCGCTACTGTTGCAACGCGCGCTTTCAACACTGCGCTTAAGGCTAACCCGATAGGTCTTGTTATCACTTTGATTGTTGGCCTTATTGCGGGGCTTGTCGCGTTCTTTACGTTGACGGAAACAGGGCAGAAAATTTGGGGGGCGTTCACAGACTTTCTGTTGGTGTCTTGGTCTGGGTTTAAGGATGGGTTTTTTACTGTGTTGGAGGCGGTGGGCAAATTCTTTAAGGCAACTATCAACGGGTATATCGGCATGTGGGAAACGTTCATCAACTTTTTTATCAACGGGATAAACAGCATTATTCGTGGGCTGAATAAAATTAGTGTGTCTGTTCCTGCTACAGGGTTTAGTCCTGCGCTCAATTTTGGGGTGAACATTCCTACAGTGCCGCGACTAAATTTGCCGAGGCTTGCTGATGGTGGGATTGTGAAGGCAAGACCTGGCGGAATTATTGCGAACATTGGTGAGGGTGGGCAGGATGAGGCTGTTATTCCGTTGGACAGGATGGGGTCGATGGGTGCGACGTACAACATTACGGTGAATGCGGGGATGGGTTCGAGTGGGGCACAGTTGGGGGAGCAGATTGTGTCTGCAATTAAAACTTATGAGCGTTCTTCTGGCCGTGTGTTTGTGGGTGTCTAATGCATGACACTACGGTCGAGGTGGGCCGTGTGCGCGGTTTTATTCTGGACGACCCGGTTGCGGGTGTGTTGGACAACACAGAGTTCCCTTTGGGTGGAGTGTTTTTTTATGATGTGAGCCGTTTTGTGCGTAGTGTGTCTGTGCGGCGGGGAAAGAACCGCCAGCTTGACCGGTTCTCTGCAGGAACACTGAGTGTTGTTTTGAATAACGAGTCACGCTTTTTTGATCCTTTTGGTGCGACGGAGATTGACCCTATCCCTCGGGTGGCTATTCGTGTGACGTCGGGGTCGGTTGTGCAGTTCACGGGGGTTGTCGAGGATTGGGATTATTCTTATGATCCGGGCGGTCGGTCTTCTGCTTTGGTGAGGGCTGTGGATGATTTAACCCGGTTGGCTCGCACTTCTGTGGTGGCTTCTGGTACGGCGACACCTGAGCTAAGTGGGGCGAGGGTGAGTCGTGTGTTGGATATGGATTCGGTGCGGTGGCCTGAAGACCGTCGCTTTGTCGATGTTGGGGATTCGTTTTTATGTTCTGACGTGTTTGAGGGGCAGAATGCGTTGGAGTATTTGCAGTTGGTGGAGGTGTCGGAGCAGGGGCAATTGTTTGTGGGTAAGGGTGGTGATTTGGTTTTTCGTTCGCGTACTTCGGCGACACCTCGGACGGGTGACGTGTTGGTGTTTGCGGATGATGGTTCGGGTGTGCCTTACAACCAGGTGCAGGTGAATTATGGTACTGAGTTGATGGTGAACCGGGTTACTGTTTCTGCACCGTTGTCTACGGCTGTGGCGGAGAATGTGAGTTCGCAGACAACGTTTGGGGTGATTTCGGAGGAGCTTACGGTGTTGTGTGCTTCTGCTTCTGTTGTGCAAAACATTGCAGATTTTGTTGTGGCACGTTTTGGTGAGCCTGAGTATCGGTTTGAAACTTTGCTTATTGATGTGGATGGGTTGGCTGCGGGGCAGGTTGCCGATGTGTTGGCGTTAGAGATTGGTGATGTTGTTGAGGTGAAGTTCACACCTAATAGTGTGGGTGCGCCGATTGATAGGTTTGCGCAGGTGATTGGTGTGTCGCATGAGGTGGGGCCGATGTCGCATCAGGTGTCGTTGCGTTTGTCGTCGCTAGAGTTTGCGTTCTTTGTGTTGGATGACGTGCTGTTCGGTATACTTGACACTAATCACCTCGGTTTTTGATAGGAGTTTTTTGTGGCTGTTCCGGCAGGGTTTAGGACGTTTGGTGCTGGGGCGGTGCTTACTGCTGAGCAGGTAAACACTTTTTTGATGTCGCAAAGCATTCCGGTGTTTGCGAATGCTACTGCGAGGGATGCTGCTATTACGGCACCTGAGGAAGGGCAGCATGCGTTTTTGAAGGATGTGGATGCGTTGCAGTTTTATTCTGGGAGCGCATGGGTTGCTGCGGGTGGTTCGGGTGGCGGCGGTTTTGAAACTAATTTTCTACTTATGGGAGGCTAACTGATGGCAACAAATTATGGTTCTTTGGCGCAGGTTGATTTGACGACGACGGCTTTGACGGATATTTACACGGTGGGGTCGGGCAAGGAGACCGTTATTAGCACAATTATTATTGCGAACCGTAACGCGAGCGCTGACAGTTTTCGGATCGCGGTGCGTGTCGATGGGGATGCTATCTCGAACAAGCATTACATTGCCTACGATGTGCCGGTGGCTGCGAATGATTCGACGACGCTCACGCTGGGTGTCACGGTGGCTGCGACGGATGTTCTTTCGGTGAAGGCTGAAACTGCTGACCGGTTGAGTATCAACGTGTTCGGTGCCGAGATAACAGTTTAGGGGTTGTTGTGGCTGTAACAAGTATGACCCAATCGACTATCGGCAAAGGTCAGGAACGCTCCAACCGAGCTTCAGCGGCTTTAAACAATCTTGACTGGTGCGCTATTTCTACAACTCCGACAGGCACTTATTCAAACTCAGACGGTAACTGGAGTTACTGGGTTTTCAAATCGAATAGTTCGCTTGTTGTCACTAAGCCGGGCCTTATAGATTTTTTGGTTCAGGGTGGGGGTGCTTCTGGGGGGCGAACCGGGTTTGACGGGAACCGTTCTGGCGGTGGGGGTGCTGGGGGCGCGCGGGTTCCTTTCCCTAGTGAAACAATCGCAGCGGGGACTTTCACTGTTACAGTTGGTGCTGGTGGCGCAGGGCACAGCAGCGATGCCACAGGGAACAATGGTAGTAATTCTTCTTTAGGCTCAGATATTGTTGGTCTGGGCGGCGGTGGTGGCGGTAGCCAGTACCGCAACGCTCGTTCTGGTGGGTGCGGCGGTGGTCAAGGGTTTTGGAGGACGGACGTAGTTGATGCTATAACTTTTGCGGGCGTTGGAACTTTGTATCAAGGGTTCGCTGGTGGGTCCACGACAGAGGGAAACCTAGCCTCTGGCGGTGGCGGCACAGGTGAAGCGGGGCAAGGAAACTCGGGCGGGGCAGACAAGACTGGTGGCAACGGAATTGTGTCCACAATAATTTCCACCACGATTGCGACAGCACAAGCCGTTGGGCAAGTTTCTGGCGGAAACTTTTATATTGGGGGCGGTGGTGGCAGTGGCGACGCCGGTGTTGGCGGGCTTGGTGGAGGAACTAACGGGTCAAATAGCAACTCGGCTTCAGCCGGAGCAAACACAGGCTCAGGTTCAGGGGGGGCAAAAGCTAATTCTGGTGCGGGCGGCTCAGGTGTTGTTATCGTGCGGACAAGGATTTAGTTATGGCGCACTGGGCGGAAGTTGACGAACGTAATTTTGTGTTGCGGGTTACTGTGGGTGACAGTGAAAGCGACGACCAGGGGTATCAGTGGCTTGTCGATAACCTTGGAGGAAGTTGGGTTCGAACTTCTTACAACACTAACGGCGGTATCCACTACACCGATGGGGAACCTTCCGAAGACCAAACCCAAGCTTTCCGGTTCAACTATGCCGGAATCGGTTTCACTTATGATGCTGACCGTGACGCTTTTATTCCGCCAACCCCTTACCCTTCATGGGTACTCGATGAGGCAACCTGTTTGTGGGTGGCACCGATAGATTATCCTGCCGATGGTGGGCAATATGTGTGGGACGAAGACACGACGGACTGGATTGAGGTGCAAGATGAAACTCCGTAACCCTTGGCCGGAAGGTCGAACAATCAACGCGAGAAGTCCTTACGGTTGGAGGCGTCACCCTATTACGGGGAGGCGGGCTTTTCATCACGGGGTCGATGTTGCAGGGGTGTTCCCGGTAACTGTTGCGGGCGATGGTGTTGTGGTGAAGATTGGGTGGAGCCCTCGCGGTGGTGGGCATACGGTGCTTATTGACCATGGGCAGATTGTGACGGTCTACTATCATGGGGCGCACCGTACCGGGTTGCGTAAAGGCCAACGGGTTGTGACGGGCGACTTCATTTACACGTCTGGGACTACCGGTGCGAGCACAGGAAACCATCTCCATTTTGAGGTTCGCAAACGTGGCGGACGCTGGGGAAATACGCTGGACCCCGTACCTTTCCTTGACGGTGCTCCCGTCGTCGTAAAGCCTGCACTGCTCAAGGTGGATGGGCGTTTGGGGCGCAACACGTGGAAAGCATTTCAGACTGCACTCACTAACGCCGGGTTCCCTCTAGGCCGTATCGACGGCAGGCCGGGAAGGATGACTTACACAGCTATCCAGAGATGGGCTGGAGCGAAACCTGATGGGGTGTTCGGGCCAAACACTCGACGGGCTGTACAGCTTCTTCTTGACGTGAAACCTGATGGGGTGTGGGGGCGCCTAACGATTAGCGCGTTACAGCGAGCCATCAACGAAGGTGCAATCCGATGAGTGACGAACAAGAAGCTCTAGCGGTAAGGGTTTCCATGCGGGACATTTATCTTGAGGTGCAACGGCAAGGGAAACTGTTAGAGAAAATTGCGAACAGTCTGCCCGACAGTGAGCTAAAGATTGAAGACCATGAGTTGCGGATTCGTAAACTTGAGATGCGGATGTGGCAGGCTATCGGTGCGTTCGGTTTCCTCGCCGCGGTAGTGTCACCGTTGATTGCGGTGCTGACACGATGAGCAACCCTAAGTGGAAGATTAGACGTAGATACATTTTCGCGGCGTTCGCCCTCGGTGTCGCCCTTGTTGTGTCATCGATTGTTGCGGTGTGGCAAGACCGGCTCGGTGCAGGCGACCTGATTACCGGTGGGGTTGCGCTGATAAGTTTGATTCTTACGTCCTACATTTTTGGGGCGGCGTATGACGATAAGAGAGTGGAGAACACGGATGGATAAGTTGAAGGCGTACTGGAATTTTTCGGCTGAGCGTGCAGTGAAAACTGTGGCGCAGGTGGCGATTGCAACTATTGGTGTGGGTGCTGTAGGTATTTTGGATGTGGAGTGGGGGCAGGTTGTTTCGGTGGCTGCGCTTGCCGGTGTCATGTCCCTGTTGACTTCAGTGCTGACTTACGACAAGGCTGCAAAGTGATGGGGCGGCTTGACGCTGTGGAGCGCGTTGATGGCTATGAGGTGCCGGTCGATCCTGCCGACGCTTTGGACTGCACTTCCTGTCAGTAGGGTTTTTATTCTGCAAGCCAGGCGTACACTGTGGCCCTTGTAACGCCAAGCTTTTTCGCTAACCGTTTGATGTTATCGCCTTGGGTGTGTTCGGCTCTTACGCGGGCTCTGAGGGCTTGTGTGACACGTTCTAGGCGTTCGAGTTGCCAGACGCGGATGTCTGCAAGTTTTTCGATGCTGAGGTTGTCGTATTCGTAGTAGTCCATGGATACCATCGTACACTCGCTCGGTGTTCGGCGGGGATAAGGGTGGGCGGTAACTGTTACCAACCCGTGACCGTCGCCTGCTTGATGAAATTTGCGTGAGGTCTTACAGTGAAGGCAACGAAAGGACTGTACAATGGTAGACATGGGCTATTACAAAAACATCGAGGTCGAGGCGCAACAACTCTACGATGACGAGTTGCGTGAAATTGTGGAGTGGGATATGGCGCACCGTCG